CCACCCTACTGATGGCAATCTGATATTCATCAAGGTAGATAAGATCAAAGAGCAGTTTAGTGGTGGCTGCCCCACGCCAATAGATGCCGAGAACTTTGGCATTGTGGCATCGTGGAACTTTGTTAAACATCGCTTTCAGATTGACAACATAGATATATTGGCTGATTTATTGAACAAACAAGAGCAGCCAATAGATGACTTTCGGCCAGAGATAACAGGTGACTTTGAAGAGCCAGAGCCTGTTGTAGAAGTAAATGATTTGCCCTTCTGAAAAAACTTGCATTGAATAGGTCTTTTAGCATATCTTTGAAACCATGAAACAACAAGACATAAACTTTGTGACGCAGATGATAGCCATGCTTGACGATGAAGCATCCCTGCTAACTGCGTTGAACAGAACAGGCAAGCACAACCAACGCCTGCAAGAGATAAAGGTGCTGAAACAAGATTACATCAACTACCTTAGATTTCGTGCCGATTCAATGAAGAACATTAGTAAACAAGAACAAATATTAGAACAATGAATTTAGAAACATTTATCCAGAGAGCCAATTCATACTTTGGCTTAGTTTTAACATCTCCCATCCGCAAGCGTGAGTATGTAGATGCAAGAAGCATGGCTATCAACTACATCCGGGAGAATAGCACCCATCCGCTAACGATAATAGGTAAGCACTTCAACAGAGATCATTCAACAATGATCCATAGCATTGAGCGTCATGATGACCTGATGAGTTATGATAAGTCATATCAGCGCAACTACAAGCAGTTTTGCGATGCTATGAGTCAAGATGGTAGTGAGTTGGTAGTATCTGTTAGCGATGATGTGATGATTGAACTAAGTAAGCTGGCAGCAGATAGGAATTGCAACGTGAACGAAGCTGCCGCCTTGTTTCTTAGCAAGATTAGGTATAGTCAAATGCGAACGAAGGAATACCGAAAGTACACTAAGAAAGACTACGAGAAGGTGAAGCAATACAAGGGCAAGGGTATTACCAGAAGGAAGATAGCACACAAGCTGGGTTGGACAATCCAGCAAGTGCAATATGTTACACATAAAATCAATCATGGAGAAGGTAATTTTAATTGATCGCTTGGGCGATACGATTGCCCAGCTACAACGCTGGCAGCTATCCTACGCTGACAAAGGCAATCAGAAGGCAGTTGAGCAGATAGAGTCAATGATTAAGAACGTGAGCGATGCAATGGCACTCATCTTTCTAACACACGAATACTGCCAATTAGAGCAAGCTAAGGCACTTAAATGGCAGAGTAGATATGACAAGTCGTTGGAAGAGATTGAAGTGCTGCAAAGCACGATCAAACAAGAAAGCTACTTCATAGCACAATGAGCCACAAGTCAGCCATAGCCAATTTAACGCATCTTTGCACTCGTTACATGGAAACAGACGTGCAAGATGGAGAAACGCTCTCAGAACTACTTAGAGATATATCAGGCATCCTGTTCTACCTTGAAACGGTCAGAGCATACTACCATAACAAATGGAGTGCATTTGTCAATGATAAGATAGCAGCTAAGATGAGCGTGGCCAGAGCGCAAGTAGAAGCAGATGTGCAATACCCAGAGTTGTATGAACTCCGTAGAACAATGGATGCCGCATACACGGTAGTAAATGCGATCAGAACGAATATCAGTTATTTAAAGTCAGAAATACACAACAGCAAATGAGCAATCCAACAGAGAAGCAAGTGAATGGTAGCCACTACAAGGATATGGCTATCCAGCCATCAGAGTTTATCGTTAAAAACAATATAGGGTGGTATGAAGGAAATGCAATCAAGTACTTATGCAGGCACTCCAAGAAGGGTGGCAAGGTTGATTTGCAGAAGGCAATACACTACATTGAACTTGCGATTCAGGAGTACTATGGTGGGTGATGGTGTAGCTATGCACCACATGGAGATTGCGTAATATGAGCGTAAAGGACAAATACAGGGTAATGCCAGTTTCTACTTCCGATTGCAAAGAGTGGCTGCTAAAAAAACACTACCTAAAAAGAATGACATCTTTTACCTATTCTTTTGGGATGTATGATGGCGTTGAGTTAGTTGGAGTTTGCACTTTTGGTAACGCCATCCCGATGCAGATGAAAAAATCAATCTGTGGAGAAAAATTCATGGACTTAGTTTACGAATTAAACAGATTGATAACTAACGATAATTTAGAAAAAAATGCCACATCCTTCTTTGTTTCCTCTTGCTTAAAGATGCTGCCCAAGCCATTAATAATTGTATCCTATGCAGACAAGTCTTTTGGGCATAATGGGTATATCTATCAAGCAACGAATTTTTATTTCACAGGAGAAAGCCACACGCAGAAAGATTGGAAATTGAAAGGGAGAGAGCATATACATAGTAGAACGTTAATGGATGAATTTGCATTTCAAGAAAATAGAATCGAAAAATTAAAAGAGAAATATGGAGATGATCTATATCAGGTGGAAAGACCACCCAAAAACAGATATGTGTTTTTTGTTGGAAGTAAGAAGCAAAAAAGGGATTTATTAAGAAGCAAGCTGTTCGAGATAAAGCCCTACCCAAAAGGGGAGAATAAAAATTATGATGCATCTTACAAGCCAAACATTCAAACTACTCTTTTTTAAAGCACTAACGTGGCATTACTTACAACAAGCGTATAGCAGCCATTAAAATGGCTGTTATACCCGATAAGGTATAATATATGACAATCAATGGTACATCATACCCGAATGGGTATAAAATGAACCATATATCCACCATTAGCAGCCGATATAGCCGATAATGGTGGATTTATTCTACAACTCCATCAAGATGTTCACAGGCAGCTTCCCATTGTCAAGGATAACTGCGCTGCCAATAGCAGGCTTTGCCCCATACTTGGCGTAAGCCATCGCATAACTCTTCCGATCAATACCGCATCCAACTTGTACTCCAAATATCTTGTAGTTCGCACCAACAAGATAGTCTATGTACGCTTCCGAATGACGATGCCCCTGCACTACGCTGTGCAGTTCTTTCTTCATCTTAGTTCGTGCTGTTCCATTCTCGCCATGTATGTAAAGAACATCATCTAATATCAGGCTCTCGGTGAAATGCCAATCAGGTGTTTCAAGCACATCTTTGAAGTCTTTAATCCACCGCTTTGGTATACTGCCTGTCTGCGCCTTACGCATGATGATTCTATCATGATTGCCGATGATAACGGTTGCCTTTGGGAAGGCATCACGCCACTTAGCTATCTTATCAATGGCTAAGTTCAACTCATCACCACCACCCATGCCATCTGCACAAACCTCATGGTAGCTGCTGAAATGATTATCGATAATATCTCCAATGAAGATCACATCAGTACAATCATACTTGGTATAAAGTTCTTTGTTGAATTCCAAGTAGCCATCAAGGCAAAATGGCTCATGTAAATCGCCTATCACAAGCACATTGCGCTGTGATGATTTACGCTTGGCTAATAACCACTCGTACTCTTCGGCTGTTACTCTTGGTCTTATCTCTCGTTGTTCCATATTAGTCTATGTTGCAAAAACATTCAAATGAAGGGTCATCAGCAAATAGCTGCTGCTGTGATTGCGATGCTTCCCTTATTTGCTTGTATGTGATGTCTTTTTTAAATCCACCATTACTTTCTGGGTACATTGAATTTGACTTTTCTTCAATATCTTCCCACCACTTAAATAGGTCTGGCCGCTCTTTTGCTATAATAGCTAACTTTCCTTTACCCTTCAAAAAACAGCAATCGCAATTTCCGTATGGCTCTTTCAATGTCAAGTCAAAGTCTTGTTCAGCCCACCAATCTAAAACCATTTGCTTAGTCACCTTCCAATCCACAAGCGGCATCTCCAAGTCCATGTAAGATGGCAAATTCTTCATTTTTGACCACCTCCTCGGTTCGTCATATCTAATTCCGTTGTAAATAATCCAATTCTCAATGCCTATGCTTTTTAAATACCTTTTAGATGTCTGTATTTTTAATTGATCTGTGCAATATCTCATCATTGTGTTTGGCAAGAAGTGGTTTTTATGCTCAATCAATTCTTCATACGGCCTGCCATCTCTGCTCGCAGTTTCGTATGAAACCACTTCAAAGTTGTTTCCATATCTGTATTCAAGCCACACAATATTTAGCCCCCATCGTTTGTCGCACTCATTGATGAAGTCAAGTGTCGCAGGCATTTCCTTGCCTGTGTTCTGGAAGGTTACAATGTAGTTTTCAAGACCTTCATCTATCAGCCTTTTAGTCATGTAGGCAGATGTTCTGCCGCCACTAAAATTGATTACATTTACTGATCGTTGTTCCATACTATTTCGCTTAATTTTAACTTCCAGCAGTTGCCATCCAAAGGCATATGAAAGATGGTGTCATCATCATC